ATGTTACGGGCAGCGTGCGGACGGAAATGAATGTAATCCGTGTTAAGGAAGTACATCGTGTTCGCAGGGCAGAAACCACCCACACCGCCGTCCAGAACAACGTCAGCAGAACCGCCGTGTCCGAAGTATTTCAACGATGTGAAGCCTGCGCCAGCCATTTCTGGGTCTGCCAAACGCTGGATTGCTTGCAAGCTGTTCAGGTAAAACTGGTAGTAGTTACCATCAGCCACAATCAAGTCCGTGCGGTCTGTTCCACGAACCAATGACAGAGCCATTGTGTTCATGCGGTCTTGGATGTTGGTCGCTGAGGCAGCCGTACCAGAAACCGTAGCTTTGTTTTGCCAGAAAGTCCATGTTGCGCGGTTGATACCGCCAACCGTCCCCGTTGTTGGGGTTTTGCTTACGAGGAGTTGCAATCCGCCGATTTGCTTACCGCCGTCCGCTGTACCATCTGAATAGCAGTCGCCTGCAATGTTGTTCATCATGGTTTTTTGGGCGTTTTTAATACGGGAAGCCAAAAGAGGAATGATTGCCTCTTCGCCTGAGTTTTGTAGCTGCTCAAGACCAGAAATAGAAACCGCAACGGCGGCCTGTTTATAGTCAAACTCAGCAGCCGTAAACACATCCGATGGGGAAATGTTCAAGGTCTCATAGCCAGAGTAACGCTTGTATGTGCTGTTTTCAGCGTATTCAAGTTCTTGGACAATAGTGCGCCCGCCAGAAACGGTTTGCACTTTGCCTTTTTTCTTGAGGCGGCTCAAAAGAGCGTTGTTTTTAATCATGTTGTCAGCCAACTCGCCCGTGCGATTACGCAGGGTTGTGGTGACAATCTCCGATAGATTTGGTGAAGCCATAGTTTATCTCCTAATTGTTACACTAGGAGACACCATGCCCCCTAGTTATTGAATAACGCCACGCGCTTCCCTCATTTGGTCGCGCAAGTCGTCTTCGAGTGATTTTTGTGGGGCTTTTGTCGATGGTGAAGTCAATTCAGGACTTCCAGTGACCGAAGCGGATGCTTGCTTTTTTGCCTTTAATTCCGCTTTTCGCTTCGCTTCCAATGCGGCGTTTTGTTCCGCAAGTAGCGTGGAGCGTATAGCAGGGTTAGCGTAACAAGCCATGTCATATGCCTCTTGGATATCCTTTGCCTGACCTGATGCAAGTAGTGGAGCCATAAAGGCTTTTACTTGGTCAAAATGCTTATTGGCTGGATTCGCAGCGAAGGCATTAACCTCGCTTTGAATGGTAGCATACTCCATTTTCTCTTGCAAGCGTTTTTCGATGACCTCTGGATTAGCCTGCTGCCTCAAGGTTTGGAGTTCTTGTTGCATCTGTGCGATAACAGGATGGATTTGCTCTTGGGGTTGTGTTTGGCCAAGGTCAACTCCGTATTGCTCGGCAACCTGTCTCAAAAGCTGTGCTTTTTGTTGAGGGCTTCCAGTTCTCAATACATAGGCCGTATTCAACAGGTCTCTTACAGCCCCCGCAGGTGTTCCGCCCTCGGCTTGGATAATCGCCATATAAGGGGAAACCACCTCTTTCATTTCCCTACCCAAACGCAATTCCCCGTCATGGCGCGTCATCATTTGGTGGATGTCGTTTTCACGCTTTGACCATTCTGCGCGGACATCCTCTGGCAATTCGTGCCATTTGGCTTTAATTGCACCCGAAAGGGCAACGGGAGCGTCAATTTTTTCCACAACAGGCGTTTCTGTTACTTCCGTCTCAACCTCTGGTTTTTCTTCAACGTCTTCGGTTATGACCTCTTCAGGTAAATCATCCCCCTCTTCTTGGGGCTTCATGGCGTTGCGGATTTCGTCTTCGATGCTAACTTCGTTTTCAACGGTCATTTTTTCTTACCTTTTTGGGTTGGAGAAAGTTGGTCGATGGTTTGCTTAACTGATTTTTCCCAGTTAATAGGCTTTAGTTTTGGGTCTGGTTTTCGTGGGGTTTGACTATCGTCTATTACAAGACCCTTTGCCTTGACGGCGTTGTAATAGGCTGATTTGGAATCGTATGTTTTACCATCGGCGGGGTTAAAAATACCCTTAACACCCTCGCCAAGTTTATCGGAGTTTAAGTAGGGTAAAGACCCCCTAAAACCCTCATAGGACACGGGGTTGTAATTACAGCACGGGCTTACTCTTGTTTTGGGGTCGTCTTCATAGCCTTCTGGGGCTACGAAAAATTCATTGCATTTACAGCATTTATATACTTGGGTCATATTAAGAGCAACAATGCCACTTCATCGTCTTGTTCACGGAGCAATATTTGCGCCTGAATAGTCGCAATTTCCATTTGGTCAATATATCTTTGTATTTTAACCAGTTCAAGGGTTAGTTTCGATATATCAATATTTGGCTGTTGTTTTATGATATTAGAAACTTGTTTTGTTTCTAAAGGAATTTCCGTTATTACTTGCGCGGCCTCTATAACCTCTTGGGTTATTTCTTTGGCCGATGTAATTCCGTTGAGTTTTTCTAGGTATTCACGGTATCTCTTGGCGTCTTCAATGGGAAGGCCACCCCTTGTCTCAATTACATTGGGCAGACCGCCAACATCATAAACGCTTGGACTAAATATGCTTGCGCTAAATACTGCCATTAGTACCCCGTCTCAATCCAGCTTGTTCCGTTCCACAATTTAAGCGGCTTGGTTACCCATGACCCCATCCAGACCTTTACGGGCTTTGCAACCCACGCCCCAAGCCATACTTTAATTTGCCCTGTAACAGACGAAACACCAAAAAAGTCAGTCGTAATAATCTCACCAGATAACTGGTCATCCCATGTGTCAGAACCGCCTCTCGGCCATTTTTCAAAGCGATTATCCATGGATTATTTTACCGCCGCCGCGAAGCGTTCCCGATGTTGTTGTCGAGGGGACGACCATAAACTGTAAGCATGAGCCGTTAGGAACAGCTGGAAGCCCCAATGCCGCCCAGTCATAAGGCTGGCTAAGGTTTGCCACCAATGTCGGAATGTATGCCCTTGGTCTTGTAAACGTAAACCCAAAGTTACCCGCTGTTCCAGTCGATGCCGAAAGCTGTACTGTGTTAATCCGTTTAATATTCTTACCCTGTTGCGCCGTTGTCCTTAGAGCATCGACCGAAAAGCAATGCCCTGCTCGTATCGTACCGCCAACCGCCTGAACGGACACGTTTGCATCCGTGTTATCATCAAAAGTGACGTTAATTGTAGCGTTTGAAGCTGTTGCCCCGCCGTCTGTATAAACCTCAAGCCATGTCTGGACATCGCCAAAGTTAGGGTCGCCAATTCGTTCAGCCGATACGCCGATTAAATCCAAATCAAGGTCAACAGCCTGTGAAGTCGTGACGTTTAAAACCAACCCACCCCTATGTGCCAGTCTATCGTGTATCTCCCAAGACATCGCGCTGCTTGACGCGAGGGCTGTCATTTGCGCTATGTAAGACGTTGCTGGCGCGGTTTGCTGGGTAAATTGTATGCCCCCCGTTGTCGCATTGGTACACACCGCCGCCGTTGTGGGAATTGCTCCCTGCGCTGGCTGTCCCGTTGCCCTCCATAAAGAACACATCCGCCCAGCCACTTGGTTTGCCAAGCTGGCCTTATCCAAAACAATCCTCGATGAATTATTTGCCAATGCGTTAATAAGCTGGTCGCGTGTCGTAATGGTCATGTTTTCTCCTAATTCGTATCAATCCACAAATCACCCGTACTAGGTGACGATGGCGCGGTTGTTCCTACTGTTATCTTTGCTAATCCGTCAAACTGTGTGTCGTCCAGCTTTGCGTTTAATGCTGTTTGGGTGGCTGTAGAAACTGGCTTATCTAAATCAGCCGTGTTGTCAACGTTATCAATGCTTAAAAGCGTCCTTACATCACTTGCGGACAAATCGGCTATATCAGAACCGCCGCCCGATAAACGCCCCAAAAGCGTGTTATTGCTTATTTGCAAAGCCGTTGGGCTTCCCGTTCCTGATTGCTGTACCAGAATAGAGTGCGCGGGGCTGTAATCACTCTTAAGAACAACGTCCGATGTACTGGCCTTTGCGTTTAAAGCGGTTTGCAAGTCTGTCTGGTCTGACAGCGTTCCAGTTATAGAACCCCAATCAATAGACCCGCTAATCTGGTGATTTTCATTCCATTCCGTAGCACCCAACAATGGACTTTGCGGGTCACTTGCTACGGTTGCGTGGGTAATGGTTAAGGCCATTATTGAACCCCTGCTATGTTGCCGTTTTGGTCACGAATTACTTGCCTTGGGGGCGGGTTTTGAATTGCCTCAATTACCGCCTGATTGCCTTGTTGCTGTATCTGCGCAATCATGCCCAATCCTTGATTAAGTGTCGTTGCTAGTTGGTTCATCATCATAACCATAGGCGGCTCGCCCTCGTTTAGGTCTGTGTCTGTTAAGGCAACATCAGGTGCAGCTTTTGTTTTAGCATCTATGCGGGTTTTGACAACCTCGGACTTTATTTTTTCTTGCTCAACACCCAATCTTTGCTGTTCAAGGGTAAAGTTTTGGTCGGCAAGATATTTCTCTTGTTGCATTTTCTGGCCCTCAAAGGCCAGCTTTTCTCTTTCGGCTTCAGCGCGCATTTTTTCAGCTTCTATAGCTGGGTCTGGTTGTGGTTGTGGGTTTTCGGCGGCTTTTTTCATTTTGTCAATCACGCTATCAAACGTGGTCTCTAATTCACGCGATACCTTAAACCCTCTCACTCCAAACATTAGCATTTCCATGAGTAAGGGCTGTAATTCGGGGTTGGGGACTTGAACCATTTGTTGAATAAACGTCCCAGACGCGTTCAAAAACTCTGTTCTTGCGGCTTTTTCTGCCTCTTGGTCTGTTTTAATCGTGGAATCCGTTTCAATATCGATGCGGAAACATCTCGCCATGTCATTGCGGATTATGCCTTCGATTTCTTCCCATGTTGGAAGCTTTAACAGTTCCTGAATTTCTTCTGGCAACGGTGGGGGCGGCATGGGCTGGCCATCAGGTGACATTTGCCCTTGTGCCATTTGCTGTTGCATTTGGATTTGCTGTTTTTCAGCCTGTGTGAGTAGCTTTATCCCTGATACTTGCTTAATCGTATCAAGTGAAAAATGCTCGGCGATAATTTCAGCCATAATCCGAACCATGTCACGGGCTATTCTTGATACATCCCCTTGCATATGGTTTAGACGTAAAGAAGCGTATTGCCCCTTAATCTGCTGGGCTGTCGCGGTTTCGGCCGCATTTGACGCGCCTCGGATAATATCCGATAGACCTGTGATTTCGTATAGGTCGTTTTTAACTCTCTCGCGGGTTTCATACAAACCCATCAAGACTTCCATAATTTCTTGCATAGGCAAAAGGGCAAACACACCCGCAAGGCCGCCTTTTTCCGCAAATGCCGCCCATTGGTCAACGGGAATAAGTTTATTCTCTGTGCCTTCAGCCAATAGCCTATCAAGACCTTGAGCGTTGGCTGCGTAAACCCCTGCAACCTTCAAAGCCTTGGTAATCATATCAATTCGCCCCGTTAGCATATCCAATTCACGGGCTTGGTCTTGGTATTGAATAAAATCAGGAACGGGGACTAGGCTGTCATTTGTCAGCGTGGCGTATAAAGGCTTGGGACATGGGAAAAAGTCCTTCAGCTTAAGCGGGTCGTCTAATTCATCCAAAGGCTCTGCATGGTCACGGTGTATCCAAAGGGCTTTCTTTTTGGTTTTGTCCCATATCTCATAAACAGTGGCTTTTTTGCCTTGTTCGGTTTCTTTGCCATCGTCCGTATTTGGCTTAGCATCCAACTGAACGGCATTACCTATCTCTTCCCCAAACCGCTTAACCAATTCAGCGCGTGATAAATAAACTTTTCGCCACACACCGCGAACCTCTTGCCATGTCCGCGCCCAAGTATGGCCGAAGTCTTGCCAGTGAACATAATCAGGTACTACATCTTCTGAATACAATTCTTGTTCAGGCTCTTGCGCCCCGTCTTGGGATTGCATAGAGGCATCATCGGTGATTTGCTCAACCTCTTTGAATGTAGGAACGTATCTAATCCAAGGCGTACCACGGCCTGACAATAGGCGGTCAAGAACCATTTGGCGCATGACGTTATCAAATAAATCTTGATTAACGTAATACATAGTAGCACGCTCTAATACTAAAGCAGAATAACGACCTAAATCATCATCATCCTGAAAGCGTCTATCAATGTTTACAATAGGCGGATTAGCATAAAGCGCAGGCGCAAGGGTTTGGACATTTGACCATAAAATATTAAAACGCGCCTTATTTTTTGACGCGCCTTTTCTTTCATCACGATATCGGTCTATAATCTCCTTGGAACGCTTTTCCCAAGGTTGGAAGTTTTGCTCGTAAGCGTCAATTTGACCAATCCAAAACGCAACTTTGGACGATATTTTAGATTCGGTCATATCCGCCATGCTGTTCTTCCCCATAGAATAATTCATTTACCGTCATTTGCTCTAAAAACTTAGGCGTGGCGGGTTGCTGTGGTATTATAGCAGATTTCCAGACTTGCGCAACTATCTCAAAAGCATCGCAAGCATGAGAATATGCATCGTGGTCTGGCTTGTCTAAGTATTTGTTTCTTTGCTCGTCAAACAAGAATTGATACTTTCTCAAAGCCCTCAATCCGTCTTTGCAAAATTCAGGGTCTAGCCATGACAACTCAAGAGTAAGACGTGCGGCCTGTATTTGGTTTTCTTGTGAAGTCGCTGGAATAATGGAACATTTAATACCAAACTCAAACAACTGATTAACGATAGACCTACCACCAGCGGCCTGAAGTTTGTTCGCCGCGTCATGGGGAACGTAATGATGGCCGTAAACGTATTTTGCCCTGCGCTCGTTTCTCACCTCACCAAGAGTGTATTTAACTACCTTTCCATGCTCGCCGTATTGGAGATTTATGATGTCCCTGCCGTAAATCACCTCGGCAAAATGTTTCATGCCCTCGCGGTTGTTTTCGTAATAATCAATTAAACGGACTTCATTCCCCGCAACCTGAAACCACCATATGGCGGTATCGTCTGAATACCCCAAGTCCCACGCTGTAAACACGGGCAAGGTCGGGTCGTATATTCCCCCCCTAATCCTGCCCTCTTTTTCCATGTCGGCAATCCATTTACCGTAAACCGCGCCCTCTGTATTGGTGTTAAAAGCACCTTCCCAAATCCAATCATATCTTTGGGAATTGTGTTTTTTATCTCTTAGGCGGACTTTGTTAAGGCTTTCAGGAAACCAAGGGTTATCGTACCAGTTTATTTTTGTGCAGATTGTTCTTTCATCGGCATCCGTGACCATGAGTTTGTGGATGGGGTCTTCCTCATCCTCTGGGTTGTAACTAGCCCATAGTTCACAATCTGGAAAGTCGCGCATAACCGTGGGTATAAGGTAGGTTAGGGATGATTGGCTTACCTTTTGGGCCTCTTCTAGCCATGTTCTGCGAACGCCGTGCAATCCTTTAACCTCGGCGATGTTTGTTCTTAATCCGTAAAACAGAAATTCATTCCCGTTTTTGCACCGAATAAACTCCTTACCTATCTCAAATTGGCTCTCAACGCCCAGTTTTTTAATCTGGGCCTCTATGACTGAAAACACGCTGTCTTTAAGAGATTTTTGCAATTCCCTGCCGCATAAAAACCGCCAAGGGGTATCGTTTAGCCTTAGAATGTCCCATATAGCCATCTTCGCAAAGGCTATGGTTTTGGCCGCACCACGTCCGCCATATGCTCCGCGGTAATCTTTGTTTTGTTCGGTGAATACTGGGATTAGTTTTTCGGGTAGGTCAACCCTCAGATTTGACATTTGACTTTACACCATTGAGGTAAAAGTTTTGAACAGGCGGGTCGGTTGGTTTTCCGTCTTTGTCTAGGGCTTGGTTTTCTACTCTAGCAAGTTTTGGCACATGATATTCAATTAGGTCACGAACGCAGTTAAATGCCTTTTCAGGGCTTTCTTCTGCTATTCGGTCTAGCCATCCCTGCAATCTTTCAGCATTACCATCCACAAAGCGGGCTATAGCCTCACGCGCTAATGTTGTGGACCTGTTTGGTGTTCCTTTCGGCCTTCCGTTCGGATTATTTGTCTCACCTTGCTTTGGCAATTTGTAAACCTTTGTTGTTTTCAAAAAACAATTTAAAGTTATTGTTAATAATTTCCTTTTGGGTGCAGTCTAAACCCTTAAAAAAAGAAGTAATTTGTTTGTAAAATTCAGTTTTACCAAACCTGTTTGAATATATGGTGCAGTATGAATAAAAATGACCATACCTTTTGTTATTAAACTTTATTTTGCTTATATTGCATTTAGGACTTAAGGCTTTGATTATTTGGTGTTCTACTTCTCTGTAGTTTTCGCCCATATATATTATTTTTACACGCCAATCTTTTTCAAGTTCTTGTTTTAGTAATTGGTTTCCATGGGTGTTTTTATTAAAGTAGCTTTGGAATCTTATTTTTGGTCTTTTTGTGGAACCCACATAAAAAAATTCATCATTATGTAATAAATATACTACTTTTTCGCTTATTTTCTTGGCTTCGTCTATGGATAAACTTTCAATTTTACCAAATTCTAAAGCCATTTCGTGCTTAGATGCCCCGTTCTTTGCCATTTCAATAACGCGGTCACAAAATTCTTGTAGGTATTTGGTAGGCCGCCCTGCGGTCATTACTTCTTAACGGGCTTTTTGCCGCCCTTAGAGCCTTTTTTACAACCCATAATTATCTCCTGTTTTGCGTATTGTAGCCTTTATGGGTCTCTGTGGCAAGTGGTTTAGTGTGTTTTACTTTTTCCCGCTATAAGCCCCGTATATTCGTTCTGGGTGTTTATGCTACCCCTGTAGCGGTCTAGTCGTTTCATCGCATCAGGCGTGCGCCCAAAGCAAAAACAAACGCTATTCTAGCCCCTTCCTTATCAGGTGCATGATACTCGTATGGTCTCTAATCATCACCTCTCCGATAACGGGATACGAATACCCTTCCGCCCGTAGGATTTTGGCTATGCGTGACCGTTCCCTCACTAACGGCGCATAACGGCGGCGGCTTAGGATGTGGATACGGGAATGAGGGCCTTCGGAGACTAACTCATCAAATCTCTCTAGGCATTTTTCGATGGATTGTTCTTTGGTCATTCATTGTCTCCGTTTATTAGGCTCTTGAAATATACTGGGGTGCTAAAAAACCAATTCTTAGCGGCGGCTGGTTTTAGTGCTAACCAATCATCACGTCTGGATAATTGTTCCTGAAAATAATCTTCATGCCATCCCACAATCTCTCTCCATTTCATAAAATCAGATTTTCTTAGCCTTATCACTTTTCCCTCAAACCACATAGGGTCATACGATGGGCTGTTCGGGTCGTCTTTAGGATTGGGTTTTTTAGGCCCATCTTCCACCCCATTTTTACTATTGTTTTTATTTGGTTTTGGCTTTGGTTTTGGTTGGCAATGCCGTGGCTCTGCCGTGGCATGATGTGGTGTGTGTCTTTTCAATGCCTTAGCTCTTTGGCTGGAAGATTTATCGTAAACTTTTCGGAGCACCTCAATTACTTTTTTGTTTACCCAAAACCCATTTCCAATCTCAAACTTTTTTGAAAGAACAGGCTTAATTCTTAGCCATGTTTTTAAAGATACACCGCATATTCTGGAAAGCATTTTATCATCATCAGGCAAGCCTTTTTCGCCTGTCTGATAGTGTGACAATATTAACATAAGATAAGCACCCTTTTCGAGTGTATCCATGTGCATTGTACCTGATAGGAAGTCACCTATATGAAATG